CACAAAGTGGACATGGAAGCCCTTACCCAGAAGATAGACTGGGGAGCAGCGTTCGGGGATTTGACCGGTCTGCTTGCAGACCAGATGAAGAACCTGCTTGGCGAGCTTAAACAGTATGTCAAGACGGATGAGTTCAAAAAAACGGGAGCCGCAGACCAGCAGGTCGTTTACGATGCCATCGAACGTATTCAAAGCATGCTCCCCGGTGGCAACGGGACATTGGATTTTGCCCGGCTGCAAACGCAGATGCACGCTTTGGGGGATGCCGTAACACGCGTGCAAAATGCGGAACTGCAGCAGGAAGCGGCATTCATTCGGTTAAAAGCAGCGCAGACCGATTACAACAAGGCTCTTGAAAGCGGTAACCAGGCAGAAATAGAACGTACTAAAATCGCTCTTCAAATGGCCCAATCGTCCAGCATTTCAGCTGACGAAGAATACCTGAACGCCACCTCTGAAATGAAGGCGCTTGCCGGGGAGGTGAAAAGTGCCTCCCAGGACACGGTTGACGGGTTGAACATGGTATCCGACGGGTTGCACGGCTTTGCGAGCGGAACCTTGCAGGGAGCATTTGAAGGAATCCAGAACATGCTTACCGGTCTTTCAAAACTGAATATCGGAGGCAAGGTCGGTGATGCCATCAGTCAGATGTCCGAGACCCTGTCAAGTGCCGGAGTCATCGGGCAGATCATATCGGCTATTCTCTCCATACTGGATTTGCTGAAAGACGGTATTGGCCCGATTATCTCATCATTGATAGACACCATTTTCAATGCGATAACCGGAATACTCGACAATATCCTCAGCGGAGACCTGTTCAAACAGATAGGCGGTTCCCTTGTGAAAGGTATCGGGGGATTGCTGAATACGGTGTCTTTCGGAGGTTTCAACAAACTGTTCGGCATCGGCGGGAACGCCAGGGAAGTGCAGGCGGCTATAGACCGTCTTACGGACCGGAACGAGAAACTGCAGACTTCCATCGAAGACCTGACCGATACCATCAAGGCAAGCAAGGGGACAAAATCGGTGGAAGCTTACCGGGATGCTTACAAATACCAGAAAGAGACGAATGCAAACTATCTGCAGATAGCGAAGGAACAGGCACGCTACAGCGGAAGTCACCACAGCTGGAACTACTACTGGGGCGGCTTCAGCCAGGCACAGATAGACAAGCTTAGCGGACAGATAGGCCGACAGTGGGACGGGAACCTGTGGAGCCTGAGTCCGGAGGAGATGAAGGCGCTGCGCAGCAACGTGGACATGTGGACGCAGATACAGAACACCGGTAAGGGCGGTTACGGCGGGCGACTGACCGAGAAGCTGGATGACTACATAGCGCAGGCCGGCAAACTGGAGGAACTGACCGACCAACTGTATGAAGGTCTGACCGGTATTTCATTCGACGGGATGTACAGCAGCTTCATCGACAACCTGATGAACATGAAGTACGGTGCCAAGGATGCGGCGGAGGATATATCCGAGTACTTCATGCGGGCGATGCTGAGCAACAAGATCGGCGAACTGTACAGCGAAAAACTGAAAGGCTGGTGGGAGAAGTTCGGCAAGGCGATGGAGGACAACGAACTGACCGAGGCGGAACGGAACGCGCTGACCGAAGAGTACATGCAGTATGTGGACGAAGCCCTTGCCCTGCGTGACAACCTGGCGGCAGTCACGGGCTACGACAAGACCGAAGCCGGCGGCACCAGCCAAAGTGCGAAAGCGGGCGGCTTTACGGCCATGACGCAGGACCAGGGGACGAAGCTGGAGGGCATGTTCACCAGCGGGCTGCAGCACTGGAGCAGCATGGACGACCGGCTGGAAAGCGTGGCGGAGAAGATGGACACGGCTGAAGGCCACCTGGCCCGGATAGCCGAGAACACCGGTGTGAGCGCCGGACACCTGGGCGAACTGAAGGAAGTGATAAAGAAAATGATACGTGACGGACTAAAAGTGAAGTGATATGGGCAATATACTGAGCGGACTGGTGCTGGTGAACGGCACGGACATCTGGACGGAATACGGCGTGTTCCTGGTGGAAGACCGGCGCGGCGGCATGGAGAACCTGACGGCCATCCTGACCCCGAGCAAGGCCAAGAAGGATACCGCCGTGGACATACGGGAAGAGGACGGTGAGAAATACTCTGCAGTTCTTAACCCCAAGAACGAGGCGCGGGACGTGACGCTGCACTTTGCCCTGTACAACAAGACCCAGGCAGGCTGGATGAAGCAGTACTTTGCCTTTGTGAATTTCCTGAAGCAAGGGAAGGACGGCTGGCTGGAGATCCGTTTTCCCCAGCTGGACCTGCAGCTGCGGGTGAAGTATGCCGACTGTACGAAGTTCACCCCGCTGACCTATCTGTGGACGGAAGGCGTGCATGCCGGAAAGTTCCGGGTAAAGTTCCGGGAACCGAAACCGATTATATAACCATTCAAACGCTATTAGAATATGCTTCTAACGATATATGACAAAGCCGGAACCAAGCGTGCGGACGTGGCTGTGAACGACAGCTCGACGCAAAGCAAGGAGGTGCAGGGAGACAATGTGCTTTCCCTGTCGTTCAGCTACTATGACTTCCTGCCCCTGGACGTGAACGACTACACGGACTATCTGGGCGAACGGTACTGGCTGACGGAACGCTACACGCCGAAGCAGGTGCACGAGGGCGAGTGGGACTATGACCTGAAACTGTACGGCGTGGAGAGCCTGATCAAGCGGTTCCTGGTGCTGGAGACGACGGACGGGGACACGAACCCCCTGTTTACCCTGACAGCCACGCCCCGCGAGCATGTGGCGATGGTGGTGAAAGCCATCAATGACGGCATGGGCCACATTACTGACTGGAAGACGGGTATGGTGGAAGGTGCGGAGCTGATCACGATAGACTACGAGGGCATGTACTGCGACGAAGCGCTGAAAGCCATTGCCGAAAAAGCCGGCGGCAAGGTGGAATGGTGGGTTGAGGGGCAGACGGTGAACGTGTGCCGCTGCGAGCACGGGGAAGAAATCACCCTTGGCTACGGCAAGGGGCTGACCTCGCTGGAAAGAGACACCGGCAACACGGCCAAATTCTATACGCGCCTGTTCCCGGTAGGTTCGACCCGCAACATCGATGCAGAGAAATACGGCAGCCCGAGGCTGATGCTTCCCGGCGGCAAGAAGTACATCGAGCAAGGTGTGGAGGAATACGGCATCTATGACCATTACGAACAGGATGCCTTCAGCGGTATCTACCCCCACCGGGTGGGTACGGTGAGCTCGGTACGCAGCGAGGAGGTGACGGATGAAGAAGGGAACAAATTCACCGTCTATTACTTCCGGGACGGGGAACTGAACTTTGACCCCAACCTGTACGAGCTGGCCGGCGAGACCAAACGTGTGTCGTTCCAGACGGGCGACCTGGCCGGACTGGGAGAAAGCGATGACCACTACTTTGAGGTGAACTACGACAGTGCGGCACGTGAATTCGAACTGATTACCATCTGGCCCTACGATGACGACACCCAGCTGCCGGGCGGCAAGCTGGTGCCCCGAGCAGGCGACACCTATATCCTGTGGAACATCCGGATGCCGGATGAGTATTACCGGCTGGCCGAAGAGGAATTTGCGGCAGCGGTTGAGGAGTACAACCGGGACCACTGGCTGGACATTGCCGCATATAAAGCCCCGACAGACCCGGTGTACATCGAGGAGCACGGCATCGACCTGTTTGTGGGCCGGAGGGTGAAGCTGGAGAGCCGGAAGTATTTCCCGGAAAAAGGCTACCGGCAGAGCCGTATCACCAAAATCAGCCGCAAGGTGAACGAACCCGGGCAGATGGACATCGAGATAAGCGATGCGCTGCAGGTGGGCAAGTTCGACAAGGTGACGGACAGCATCGGTGCGCTGAAAAGCTATACGAAATCAAAGACGGAAGGCACTGCCCTTCCGGACATTATACGAAGCTGGGACAAGACGCTGCCCACGGACAACAACCTGTTTTCCGCCCGGCGCAGCCAGAAAGAGTTTCTGAACAAGAACCAGCCGGACACAGCCAAAGAGCCCATCCGCTTCCTGAAGGGTGTGAGCTTTGGCGAGGCTTCCGGCGGCAAGCCATGCGGCAGCGTGGACGGTGAGGGCAATGCCGAGTATCTGACTGCCGTGATCCGCGAACTGCTGCGCAGCACGGAGTTTGTGGACGGGCTGACCGGTGAGGGCTGGCAGCTGTGGATTGACCAGCTGACCGGACTGACGAACCTGACGGTGGACAAAGTGACTGCCCGGCAAAGTCTGGTGGCGCTGGAACTGCTGATCGAGCAGGTGCGCAGCGTGTGCGGCCAGCTGGTGGTGTCGGCAGCCAACGGCAAGATCAAGGACGTGGTGAAGCAGGGCGACAACTACCGCATCGTGTTTGAGAAGGAATCGGGCTTTGTGGCTCATGACCTGATGCGCTGTGCGGTTACAGGCGGAACGAAGCTGAAATCCTACTGGGTGGAGGTGGCTTCGGTGATAGCTGGCGGTGTGCTGGTCCCAGTAAGCGAGTTTGGCGGGGTGAAGCCGGAGGCAGGCGATGAATGCGTGCTGATGGGCAACACGGAAAACCCGCTCCGGCAGAACCTTATATCCATTGCTGCCACGGAGGACGGACAGCCCCGTATCGACATTCTGGACGGGGTGAAGGCCAAGAACTTCAACGGCTGCCTGCGCTGCCGGCTGGGCAAGCTGGACGGCATCAGGAGCAGCGCCTTCCCGGCAGACAACCAACCGAAAGGAAACGGACTGTATGCCGACAACGTGTGGCTGAAGGGTACGTTTGTGCTGATGACCGGCGAGGACATCCTGACGCGGTTTGAGATAACCGAAGGCAAAATCCATTCGGCAGTGGAAAGCTTGCGCAAGGAAATACGCGAAGACCAGAGCTATCTGGACAACAGCAGTTTTGCCGACGGCATGGACAAATGGAAGACAGGCAGCAAGGCTACGCTGTTCACCCTGGGCGGACGCTGGATCTGGGCGAACGGCGGCCCTTACGGTACGAAGCCGGACGGCCATGCCGAGATACGGACCGACGGCAAGGTGCCTTATGCCTATATCCGGAACAGCTATATCATGCAGAAACTGGAGGACTTCCGGCTGGTACCGGAGTACCGGCAGACGAACAGCCAGGGCGAACGGGTGCCCGGCGTGGTGTATCTGTCGTTCAGCTACCGGGTAGTCAAGGCCGGAAGGCTGAAAATAGAATTTGTGGGTGCCGATAAGACCGGGTTTGAGAACTTCAACCTGTTCGGCCATGAAGAAGACCTGCCCGTGGGCGGTGAGAAGATGTTCACGCTGGACGGCCTTTGGAACGGAACGGGCGACTTCAAGCTGTCGTTTACGGGCGTGATTTACATATCACTGCTGGTGTTCAGCACCAACAAGGCGGACGCACTGGCCTATAAGTACCGGACACTGTTCGAGCAAAGCGACCGGCTGGTGAAGATTTCGGCGGCGGTTTTTGACAAGGACGGTGAAGCACTGAAAGAAACCGGACTGGTGGTGAAGCCGGAAGGGAGCGGTATCTATATGCAGACCGCAGACGGCAAGCTGGCCCTTATCGGGGTTGGTCTGGAAGAGGAGGACGAGTACGGCAATACGCGCACCGTCGTCAAGCTGACAGGTGACAACATCCGGCTGGAGGGTGACCTGACGGCCAACGGTACGTTTCATGTGGACGAGGACGGGGCTGTGCATGCCAACAAGGGTACGATAGGTGCTTTCAGCATGAATGGCTACTGGCTGGAAAACACGGACGGAAACGAAGCGGCGGTCAGTATAAAGAGTTACCATACCGAATATTCCCCTGACGGGGAAATCAAGGTACTGGACAATGAGGCATCTTTGGGCAATACGCTGCCTGCAAGCGCAGGAGTGCAGACAAACGCCATGTTCCGTAGCATCGGCAAGGACACCAACGGAAATGCGGCCATCACCCTTCAGGCCAGGAACTGTACCCGGAATGTGTGGGCCGGCGGTCGTGCGAACCTGGCCGTGGATGCCGAGGGCGGTTGCCGGTGGCGCATGAACGAGGGTGACCACTGGTGTATGCCCGGTTTCCTTCTATGGCTTCATATCGACGTTTCCCGTGACTTCAAGGTCACGACACAGACTTTCGGCCACGGTCTGGAAATGTACAGAGTGAATATCGTGGCAAATGAGAATAACCAGAGAGGGCAGAATTATGTGTACGTATATTTCTACTGCAAGCACGACCGGGTCCGAATCTCTGCCATCTCTGAAGGACAGGACTGGGAAGAGTCCGGCAAGTGGGGGCTGACTCCCTGCTGTGAAGGCATCCATACCGACAAGGTGGAAAGTAACGGTCTGACCATAAAAAAGGCTATATTCACCTTCTGGAAAGGCAGCGACAAGTTTGTCCCCAACCATGCGACCCTGTTTTTTTTCGGGGAGCCGAGTGACGGATTGGAATATTGAAACTATAAAAACGAATGAGTATGGCAGAAATGACGCAAGAAGAACTGGTTCAGGAAGTGCTGGACCGTGTACTCCAGTCCTCTACCGGTGTGGAGGATCTGGAAACCGTCACTTCGCTGAGCGGTGTGAAATCACTGCCCGGTGAGAAGGACGGCAAGATGGTGAACGTGCCTCTGGAACTGATAGGGAAACCTGCGAGCGATGCCGCTGCCCGTGCCGAGGATGCCGCCAAGAAAGCGGAAGGAGCCGTAGCCGGACTGGAGGAAAAGACCCAGGCCGCCACGGAAGCCGCGACCAAGGCCAACGAAGCGGCAGCCAAGGCAGAAAATGCCGCTTCCAAGGTGGAACAGACTACGGCAGCAGCCGTCGGCGGGGCTACTGCACGCTTTTCCTCATGGATGGAGACCGGGAACGTTTTACCTGACAAGTGTACCAAGCCGGGCGGCAGCGTGGTGTATGTGGCCGGTGCCGGGAAATTTGCTTACCACATGGACTCCACCCTGTACGGGGACTGGGACGTGGCGGGTGTGCTCCCTGCCGGCATGTTCATGAATGCGGACCGGTCAGGCATATTGCCGGACAAGCTTTACCTGCTGGGCGATGCCGTATATACCGGAACAGAAGGCCGCCTGAGACTACTTTCCTACCGGCATGAGGTGATGAGCGGGGATGCTTACGAGGCACTGCCGGACAAGGATGCGAATACGCTGTATCTGATTTATGAGGAGGATTGACGATGATAACCATAGGCGGTAAGGAAATAACGGCTGCGTATGTGGGAAAACGTGCCCTGTCGGCTGTCTATGCCGGGGCAAGGCTGGTATGGTCCGCAATCAGCAGCTGTTTCGGACTTGGATACTGGAAAGGCGACGAGCCGTGGAACGGGTCGGACGCATGGAACGGTAGCAGTAAAACTGATAAATGAATGATTTTATAAAGGGATAGTATTATGGCAAAAAGGAAAATAAGCGGAATCATCAACGCGACTGAACATCCGATGAATCTTGAAACACCGTGGAACCAGAAACAGCCGGACGGCACCTATCATGCCTATGCCGGGGACGATGTCGAAGCGTTTCTGAAGAAGGAACTGTCAAACCGTACCCCTACCGAGGAACTGGTGGGCGGTGAGACGAAACCCCCTACATCCGGAACGGTGTTTGATGCAATGGTGGGTACGGTGACGGACGTGGATGTGCAGGACAGCGAGGACGGCACCCAGTATGTGATGACCGTGAAGCAGAAGGATAACCAGGGCGGCGAGAGCTCGAAGGAAGTACGCTTTTCCAAGTACACCGACGATGACAAGGTGGTGGTGAACATTGACCTGACGGACAGCGGCGGCGCGGGACTTCCCTCGCAGCAGTACCTGGCACTGGGAAGCGGCTTTGTGGTGAAATACTCCGTGGGCGTGGGTACTGCCGGTGGCGGTACGGTGGACGGTTACAGCGACCTGAAAGCCCGCGTGATTGTGAAGCGCGGTTCGACCGTGATCAGTGAGTTCCAGGATGCGGAGTTTGTGGGTGTGACAGCCGGACAGAGCTACACCTTTGACGCATCGCCCTACCTGAAGGATGCTACCGCCTATACCGTGCAGGTGGAGGCGCAGGCTACCTACCAGGGCGGCACGCTAATTAAGACAGCCACGGCCAAGGTGACCATGGTGGCCATGACGCTGGAGACGACCTACTCGGTGGGCAACGGGCTGGCCGACGGCGGATACCGGAACGACGTGAACATCCCCTTTACGGCCAAGGGTACGAGCGGCGAGAAGAACATCTACTACCGTGTGAACGGCGGCCAGGCTTTTACCCTCGGCCTTTCGGCCGGCAGCGGGGTGCAGCAGAAGAACGTGACTATCCCGCTGACGCAGATGCAGGAAGGTACGAACGTGGTGGAAGCCTACGCACAGCATGAGAACTCCGGTGTGGTGAGCCAGGTGCATTACATTACGCTGCTGAAGGCAGGCGGCGGTGTGACGGCCTATGCGGGCATGATGTTCAGCCACCGGGCTGCGGGATTCCAGCGTGACTGGAAACACCCGGTGCTGGAGGCAGAGCAGTTCACGGCATGGAGCTTTTCGTATGCCGGCTATGACCGCGATGCGTACACGGCCCGCGTGAAAGTAACGAACCAGGGCAGTGTGGTGAAGGAAGACCTGCTGCAGCGCGGCGAGACCGGCAGCTACGGGCGGACGAATGTGAACGTGGAACCACTGGACTACCGTGTGTCGTGCGGTGATGCCGTGCTTGAGGTGAAGGTGAACACGACATCGCACCCCGACATTGAAGCTACGCTGGCACCGGATGCCGTGTGTACGTTTGATGCCTTCGGGCGCAGCAACACGGAAAACAACCCGGCCAGCTGGGTGAGCGGTGACAAGCGCATGGAGTTCCGGGACGTGCTGTGGAGTGTTAACGAATATGGTGCAGGAAGCGGCTGGCACAAGGACCGCCTGCTGCTGGCCGGCGGTGCAGGCATGACTCTGACCGCCGATGGCGGGTACCGCCCCTTTAACGAAGCAGACAAGCCGGAGGGGTTTGCCATCCGTGACGTGGGCATGACGCTGGAGATTGAATACAGCACGGCCAACGTGACGGACACGAACGCCGAGCTGATCACCTGTCTGGGGCAGCTGGACAACGGCAACCGGTACGGGCTGATTGTGACCCCGGAAGAGGCCAAGTTCCTGACCGGCGTGGTGACCGAGGCGATGGATGCCGGACAGGTGCTGCGCTATGAGGACTCGGTGGGTACGAAGTTCCAGCCGGGCACGAACATCCGCATTACCTACGTGTTCTATCCCAATGTGCAGACGAACGAACAGCGGACGCTCATCGGTTTCTATGTGAACGGTGAGGAATCGGCCGCCTCAAAGTGGCTGGACAAGGTGAACTTCAACATCCAGAGCCAGCTGGAGTTCAAATCGGCAGGTGCCGACCTGAACGTGAAGAGCGTGCGCATCTATAACAAGGCGCTGACCTCGGACGAGGTGCTGAACAACTACATCGTGGACCGCAACCACCTGGAAGATGCCGACGGGGAACCGGGCGTGCGCTCGCTGGATGAGGACAACCGCGTGCTGAACGAGGGGGACACGGTGAGCATGGAGAAACTGATGGGACTGATGAAGAAACGCCGGAACTCGATCCTGGTACTGATAGGCACGGGCAGCGTGGGCAGTGAAGTGCCGAGCGAGAGCGACACGCTGAATGTGATGGATGCGCTGGCCCAGCTGAACAACAAGAAGGCCAACAAACTGTGCCGGGAAGTGAGATTCTACAACGGCGAGAACCGGGCGCTGGACTGGATAGCCCGTGACATATATCTGCGTATTCAGGGTACCAGTTCGGTGAACTATGCCCGCAAGAACCTGCGCTTCTACTTCCAGAAGACAGCCAGCGGTTACACGGCACGGATGACCTACGGCGAGATAGACGGCAACGGGCAGCAGAGCAACCCGACAGCTACGGAGGGCAAGAAGAACCTGTTCCGGTTGCGGGGCAACTCGGTGGGCGCGAAACTTGCCTGTGCGAAATGTGACTTTTCCGACTCCTCCATGACGACCAACACGGGCGGTGCGAAGTTCATTCATGACGGCATGAAGGAAATGGGAATCCTGACCCCTGCCCAACAGTATGCCGCCGACCATGCAGATACGTGCAAGGAAGATATACGCTCGGCCATTGACGGCTTGCCCTGTGACCTGTTTGTGGCCAAGAGCGTGGATGAGGATCTGACCTATTACGGCCAGTATAACATGAACAACGAGAAGAGCGACAGCTACCCGATATTCGGTCAGGACAAGACTATCGGCGGCGAGCAATGGGGAACCGGCGACACCCTGAACTACCTGCAGGCGAACGGCGACCAGCCGAAGGAATACCTGCCCATCTGCATCGAGACGCTGAACAACTCGAATGACCTGTGCCTGTTCCGATGGCTGCCGTCCACGGAGCCCGACCATACGGACTTCATGGATTTCAACTTTGACGGCGGTTTCGAGTTCAACCACCCGAAAGACGTGTTCTGGAACGACGGCGGTGGCGATGCCGAAGAAGAACCGAACATCAAGGAACACTTGGGCACCGGTGACAAATATGACAAGATGTACAAGGCCCTGGACCGCATGATGGGCTTCCTGTACAGATGCGTGAAGGAAACGCCTGCCGGCAAGAATCTGACCTATAACAGGGAGTCGCACACGTTTGACGGGGTGGACTATGAGGATGACGGCAACAGGTTCCCGACTGCGAAATGGGTGAGCCCGACCTTCAAGAAGGAAGCCGGGAAGTATTTCAACCTGCCCAACCTGGCTGCCTACTACCTGTATGTGCAGTTCAACCTGGGCGTGGACCAGCTGGCAAAAAACATGCTGGTGCGGACGTGGGACGGCGTGATGTGGTGGATAACCTATTACGACGGGGACTGCCAGCTGGGTTCGGACAACAAGTCGTTCCTGACCGGGAAGTATGACGACAACCGGCAGACGAAGCGCGACGGGGCCTATGTGATGCAGGGGCACAACAGCTGGCTGTGGAACCTGATACTGGGCAACATGGGCAATCTGCTGGAGGAGGTGATGACCAAGGGCGTGAACGGCGGAACCAGCTTCATGAGTGCCTTCAGTATCCAGAAAGCCATTGACCACTTCGATACCGAGCAGATGAAGAAGTGGTGCTCGCGCCTCTATAACAAGTCCGGCATCTTCAAATACATCTACCCGTTCCTGAACGAAATGCCGGTGGGTGCGGACGGCGCGAAACAGACCTATCCGCAGATCTACGGTTTGAAGGGTTCGTTGAAAGCGCACCGGAACTACTTCATCCAGCGCCGGTACGACCTGAAGCAGGTGGAGTACGGCTATGTATCTACGCTGGGTGCCCAGTTCTACCAGAGTACTGCATCGTTGGACAAGGCTTATAAGCTGAAACCGATGCAGTATCGGCTGACCATCCCGTACCGTGTGCAGTTATCTACCAGCAACGGTGTACAGGCTGACAGCGGTGTGGTGGATGCGGATGTGCTCCACTCCCTGCAGCTGACCCGTGCCTTCGGCGAGAACGACCCGCTGAAGATTGTGGGCGCAGCCAAAATCAAGGAGCTGGTGTGGCATGAGGATGCGTTCGCCATCGGTTTCAACTTCGGTCTGCTGACCTCACTGGTAAAACTCGACATGAGCGTGGAGAAAGCCAGCGGGTACCGGAACGGCTCGTTCATGGCCTCGACCAACGGGATGCTGCTTCTGGAAGAAGTGAACATGCGGAATAACCTGCTGGCCCGGAACGGGGACAACGGAAACGTGGCCACCCTGGACCTGAGCTGGCAGGGGCGGCTGAAGAAACTGGACGTGAGAGGTACGGGGCTGACCCGGGTGAAACTGGCCACCGGTGCGCCCGTTGTGCAGTTATGCCTGCCGGACACGATCGAGGAACTGTTTCTGGAATATCTGACCAAGCTGTCCGACAGTGGCCTGATACTGGAAGGCATCAATAATGTGCGGGGCTACCGCTACACCAACTGCCCCGGCATTGACGGGTTTGCCATGCTGGAACGTCTTCACCAGGCGAAGCAGAACGGCAGCGGCAAGCTGGAGCGCTTTGTGCTTGAGATAGACCGGGAAGACGACGGAACCCTGCTGAAGAAGTATTTCGATTACGGAACGTACACGCAGACGGGTGCGGTGGATGACCGGCATTCGGGCCTGCGCGGTAAGCTGACCCTGACGAAGTATCTGGCTGACGAGGAACTGGAGAAGTATGCCGCCCGTTATCCGGAACTGACCATCAAGCAGCCGCCCTATACGATGATCGAGTTTGACGACAGTGTGGCCGACGATGCCAACATTTCGAACCTGGACAACAAGACGGGGTACAAATTCGGCAATACGTACAAAATGAGCGGGCATGTGAATGCTATCCTGTCCAAGCGCCACCGCGTATTGGCCAAGGTGACCAAGATGCCCACGAGCCGGAAGGTGGAGATGGCCGGGCAGCAGGTGGAAGTGAACAACCCGGACGGGGAGATGACCTATTTCCCGCTGCATGACGAAAGCTCGAACTTCTATGCCGATGCGGAGGATATGAACGACTGCACGGTGGCGAAGCTGGACGGCAGCGAGGGTGACTGGATGATGTATGAGCCGTTCTACTGGAGCAAGGGTATCAACGACTATCTGAACAACAAGAAGTACGCCTGCTACAGCAGCTACCCGGAGGACGAAATGCCCCCTGTCCCGGAGGCAACTGTACTGACGCTGGATGCGATCAAGGAAACGCAGGGCGGCTGGCTGGGTGAACGCAAGATCATGAGCGGAAAACCTACGTTGATGGAATCCTATACGACTGACAAGGCCTATTCGGTATGTAAGGTGGACGTATCCGGCTACAGACGTGTCCGCTTTCCGAGCGTTCCCGGTACGGGGCTTATCGGCAGTGTGTTTGTGGATGATGCAGGAAACATCCTGAAGAGCATCGTGGTGCCGACCATCGGCTTGAAGTTTGAGGCGGGCATGTATCTGATAGCGGACGTTCCGGAGCGCGCGACCGCTCTGCATTTCTCCATTCTGAACACGGCAGAGTTTGACTGCGTGGTGCTGAGCAACAGCGACAAGATAGAGGACATGGAACCGGATTGGGTGGCCAATGAGGAACATCTGTGTGCCGTAGTGGGCAGTTCAGTAGTGGGCAGCAAGCTGCGTGCCTGCATAACCGGAGCTTCGACCACGGCAAGTATGACCTGGACGGACTTCCACTATTACAGCCAGCAGCGTGGTATGCAGCAGATAGATGCGCTGATGCACAGCCGCATTGCGAATCTGAGCTATGCACGGTACGGGCGCAGGGACATGCAGGAACAGTGCGGTGCCGGGGAGCATAATTACAATAGAATAACGGGCGGAACGGCAGAGCATGGGATGACAGATACCATCGGCTACGATGAAGCGTATGCCATCAACAACAAAATCACGAATTCGCTGGTTGACGGCCTGGTGCACCAGTATGCCTGGTATAAGAGCCGGGACGAATACGGACAGGCGACTGTGGTGCAGGTGAAAAATATCTGCTGCCTGGGCTATGAGGACATCTACGGCAACAAGTATGACATGATGGACGGCGTGGATCTGCCGAACGACAGCGGCAACGTAGGCAAATGGCGCATCTGGATGCCGGACGGCACGGTGCGCTGGGTGCAGGGCAAAACGGCCAGTGACCAATGGATAACAGGCGTGGCACACGGCAAGTATATGGACATGGTTCCGGTGGGTAATCTGAACGGATCTTCTTCTACCTACTATTCCGATAAGTATTGGATAAGCACCGCCACAGTGCGTGTGGTCTGTCGCGGGTGCCACTATGCGTATGCGTATGGCGGTGTGTCGAATGCGAATGCGTATTACGATGCTTCGTATGCGAGTGCGAGTATCGGCTCGCGTCTGGCCTTCCGCGGCAAAATCGTGCGGGCGCAAAGCGTGGCAGCGTATAAGGCGATACGCGAGGTGGCGTAAGCGCAAAGCGCCAAAGCGTGGAGCGAAGCGACTAAAACGAAAGAACGGGATTCGGATGGTTTCCGAATTCCGTTTAAAAGGTATTCAAATACCGGCGAAGCCGGTCGAATTTTTTAAGAATTAAAGACATCATCATTATGGGAACAGTTATTGATTTTTTGAGAGAAAGTAACCGATGGAAGCATCTGTTAGGCGGATTCCTTGTAGGTCTGCTGGGAACGCATCCAGTGGTAGCCCTGTATGCAAGTGCTGTGGCAGCTTCCTGTTTGGAACTGAAGGATAAACAGCATGGTAGCTGTTGGGACTGGATAGATTGTGGATTAACCGTGTTGGGCGGTGCTTTTGCTGCTCTTTTATGGTTATTCTTCTGAGCATTATAGATTTCTTTTGCCTTGAAATAAGTACCTTTGTAATTGGTAGAGCTTCCCGATAGTCCGTGTGGTCTATCGCGGGTACAACAATGCGAATGCGAATGGCGGTGTGTCGAATGCGAATGCGAATAACGATGCTTCGAATACGAATGCGAATATCGGCTCGCGTCTGGAAATCTAACAAATCGGCGTACAGCAGCGGGGACGTGTCCCCAATGCGGTGCCGAGGGGAGCAAGCCACAGCAACAGCACCCATTAGGGTGGAAAGCTGAAAAATCACGCGTCGGGTGGAGTTTGGTAGGCTGTTATCAGTTCGAAGAAGTCAGACCCGGGGAAAGGAAGGCCCTTATCTTCTGTTTTTACTAACCAACAGCAGAACCGTATGCGCAGGGAAGGATATATCATAGAGGAAATCATCGAATACTCCAATATGTCGGAGGCTTTCGATGCCGTACTGCGCGGAACGGATCGTAAGAGGTCAACGCAAGGACGGTATCTGCTTGCCCATAGGGAGCAAGTTATCGTCAAATTGACGGAGGCCATTGCAAGCGGTTCATTTCAGCTTGGCGGATATCATGAAAGAGAAATCGAGGAGTATGGCAAAAAACGCACCCTGCAGATTTTATCCATGTATGACCGCATCGCGGTATATGCCGTAATGAACGTGGTGGACCGTCACCTGCAGAAACGCTATATCCGGACTACCGGGGCCAGCATTAAACGACGTGGCACTCATGATCTGATGAACTGCATACGTACCGATCTGCAAAAAGACCCGGAAGGCACGCTGTATGCCTACAAGTTTGACATCCGCAGGTTCTACGACAATGTGCGGCAGGATTTTGTGATGTGGTGCTTCCGCAGGATATTCAAGGACGAAAGGCTGTTGGTGCTGCTGGAGCAGTTCGTGACAATGCTGCCGGATGGTATCAGTTTCGGACTGCGCAGCTCACAGGGAGCAGGCAACCTGCTTCTGTCTGTATTTTTAGACCACTATCTGAAGGATAAGTACGGGGTTCGTTATTACTATCGCTATTGCGATGACGGACTGGTACTCGGTAAAACGAAAGCGGAATTGTGGAAGATTCGTGATATTATTCACGGGCAAATGGAGAAAATAGACTTGGAGATCAAGCCGAATGAACGGGTGTTTCCTGTAGAAGAAGGCATTGATTTCCTTGGCTATGTTATCCGGCCTGACTATGTGAGATTGCGGAAACGTATCAAGCAGAAGTTTGCCCAGAAGATGCACGAGGTAAAATCGAGAAAAAGACGGCGGGAACTGATTGCCAGTTTCTACGGCATGACGAAACACGCCGACTGTAATAAGTTGTTTAAAAAATTAACAGGCAAAGAAATGAGAAGTTTTAAAGACTTGAATGTCGCTTACAAGCCGGAGGACGGCAAGAAGCGATTTCCCGGCGTGGTGGTAAGCATCCGGGAACTGGTAAACTTACCGATTGTAGTGAAGGATTTCGAAACAGGTATCAAGACCGAACAGGGAGAAGACCGCTGTATTGTGGCCATCGAAGTGAACGGCGAGGCAAAGAAGTTCTTCACCAACAGTGAGGAAATGAAGAATATTCTCGCACAAGTGAAAGAAATGCCGGATGGCTTTCCGTTTGAAACGACCATCAAGACAGAAACATTCGGCAAAGGTAGAACCAAATACGTGTTTACATGAGAAGAGTTGAAGGAAGTGCCGGTGTATCGCTGATGGAATGCACGAACCCGGTAAAAGACAAATGGCGCATCCGCTGGGATGTACAAGAGAAAGAGAACGGCTCTGCCTCCTACATGGAAGAGGAGTTTAACCATAAACCTACCGGCGAGGAAATTCGCACATTGGTTATGTCCTGGTATAATAGCCAGACTGATGCAGCTATCCTGTCCGGCTTCGTGTACAATGGTGCCCATGTATGGCTTTCTACGGAGAACCAGTACAACTATAAGGCAGCATACGATTTAGCCGTTCAGACGGGCGGAGAGACCCTTCCAGTTACATTCAAATTCGGTTCGGATGAGCAACCCGAATACCATACCTTTGATAATTTGGATGAATTGAAGGACTTCTATACGAAAGCGGTAAGGTATATCCAGAAGGCTCTGGCTGAAGGCTGGAAGAAGAAGGATAAGTTCAATTTGGAATTATACCGGATTGAATGATTGACAATCCCTTCGGGGGAGGGATAAAAAAAGCCCCCGGCCTGTTAATATAGACGCCAATCATTTATTAACACAAAACGCCACG